TGGTTTTGACATTTTTAAAAGTCAAATTCATGTAACATTTTGAGCAAAAAAAAACCCGGAATAAATCCGGGCCTTTTTTGTGAATGAGGTTTTAGGTTCTTACTTTTTGCGTACCTTGCTCACATGCATAAATTAAGCCGTCATCATTAGCATTAATTACGTTATTTTTATGTATAAAAATTAATTGCTCTAGTGTGCTATCATCTATATATATTGTTTTATTGTTTTTAGTGTCTTTAATCCATAAAACATTTTTATGCTTTTTGTTAAATTGCACAATATATTGACCGCAATTTCTTATACTTATTTTATTATTCATTTTCTAACCTCTTTTTGCATTGCTTCAAATATTTCAAAATTGCTTTTGATAACACTATAAAAAATATTTATATCTGTAGTTTCAAATAATAAAACATTTTCACCACTTACACCGCTTAAATATATCATATGCGTGTTATATTGCTCTTGGTCCATATTATCAAAAGTACTATTTGCAATCCAAAAGCGCAGATCATTTTCTTGCTTTACTTGGCCATCATTGCAATTTAGCATAAATGATGGACAAACGTCATTTAAATATGAACTATCAAACATATCTAAGCTTTCAAAAATATCAAATGTACTTTTCTTTTGATATTCTTTCGCATGTTTGAAGCGCTCTTGGCATGCTTCGCGGTACGTAATTTTACCGTCTTGATATTCTTTATACATGTTTTAACCTCTCTTATTTTAGTTATAGACTGGCGCGGATCGGATTAATCTACACCAGTTTCTGCCTTAAGGCTTCATCGGTATAACAAAAGCGCGTATTTAATCCGGGTCTAATAAATACGCAATTATTATGAAAACAATTAGTATAATAAAGTCATTCATTAAACCGGCCTTGTATGAGTTGGAAACAATGTAATTAAGCGCCTAAAACCGTCCTGATCTTCACAAACTTGAGTTGCTATTGGTCCAACTGCGTTTATTTCCGGGTCAATTGCAACCTCTATTTTATAATGATTGTCAAATTCATTTAAAAGCGCTTTAAGTTCACCAATAGTTTCAATATGTCCGCGCGCATCCGCTCTTTGTAAATGCCATTGATGCAAATCTTGCATTCCTCGTTTATAATTTTCAACTGCTTTCATAGCTATTTTAGCTTCATTAGTTTCTGCATATGGCGTTTTTTGGTACTGCTTGCCGGACTTTGTAAGACTATATAGTTTATTTTTATCTTTTGCTATATGGCCTTTATAAATCAATGCTTGAATATTTGTACAATAATAACCTCTAGACATATCCGCAAGCGGTTTATTTGGGTATTTGTTACGCCAAAAAAATTGTTGCATTTGTTTATAACGCAGTTTTGGGTTGCGCTCTATATATTCTAGGAACTTGGTTGCAGTGCTTTTATTTTTCATTTTTAACCTCTCTTTGTTTGTTTTGAATTAATGTATTTTTATATTGGTTGCGCTCTTGCTTTACGTGGTAAAGTCTCACATAAAGCGCAATAATAATAATAGTTAATATTATACTATCCATTTTTTTTAACCTCCAAATTATGCAATCTTAAATATTTGATCATGTTTGATATTGCTTGAAACCTGCTATTCCGGCCCGGCACGCCGTCACCGTTTGGGTTTGTGCTTAAATCAATAATAATCTTGTGTCCTAGTTCTGATAACTCTTGCCATTCTTTATCATTAAAAGTACTCATGTTTTAACCTCTCTTATTTAATATGTTATTGACTGTTTTCTTTTGTGTTCCGTGCGCCGGAAAATATACAATTGACTTGCGTGTTTTAACCTCGCATAGTTGGCAGGTTGCACAACTTACGTTGTTGTTTTCTGCGGTTGCCGGACATTGTACGAACTGCTTACCGCCTTTTTTAAACGCGCCTTTAGTTTCACTATCTGCAACAGATACAACCGGGCCAACGTTTAACTTGCTTAGTTCTATAGCTTCATCAATGCTATTACCGGATAGATTCACAGTGAAACCGGCTTTGTTCATTGCTTTAATTATAACGCCGTTACCGTGTTTTTTTGGATCGTAATGAGTATATGTAAAACCGCGCTTTCCTTTGTTGGCCTTGGTTAACTCTTCGCATGCGTCACCGTCTAAACGTTCATTGTTTCCGGGTAAGTCACCGGCTTGGTTATGACGCCACAATTGACCTTTTGGTAAAGCTTTTATCTTAGATAAAAACTCTTTGAACGTGTCACCGCGTAAACCGTTAGTAACCTTTTTCCAATGCCATGAAACCGGCCCGGTTTTAGCATAACAACCGGCGTTAATAAATGGGCAGGACGGCGGACACGTTGACGCCTCGGTAGTACTAACCGGTATTGGTCCAACTTTGCTATTACTTGAAACTCTTGATAAATGTGTAATATACTTATTCATGTTCTAACCTCTCACAGTTTGTTAATTAATATGCTATAATTTATTGATAATATTTTACAATTACTAATTATTTGTGAACAATATTTATAAAGCAATTTCAAGTCCAATCAATACAAAATAGACACCGGACGGCCGGACCTAGTTTGTAATAGTTTGTGTTACATATTGGAGTTTACTCTCGATAGGTCGCGGATTTATAATCCGTTTTTTTGTTGCATTCTTTGACTGGACAGTGCAGCAAGGCCGACTTTTTGATTTCCACGAAGTCACTCCCTAAAAATTTTTTTTCTTTTTGTGAACACTCTGCACTGTTTACATTCCACCACATGGATTGGGTAGAACTAACAGACGAAGATGCGGAACGCTTAGTTAGTGCCATCACTCGCGCAAAAGATTACGCTAAAAAGATGGCCATATTCCAAAGCGGTTTTATCGCACCTGACATGAGATGGCTGCAAACATCAGCGCATGATCTTTACGATGAGCTATCACCACGCGAACGCGAAGTCTTTAGCATGCGCATACAACAACACACATTTCCGATTATTGCTGACGCGCTCGGCATCAGCGAAAGCAGTGCAAAGACTTACTGGCTACGGACCATGGCTAAATGTAGCAAGCTCTTCGTGTCGCCGAATAAACTATAAGTATATGGGAAAAAAAGCAGATATAGACCCGGATAAAGTCAAGATGCTTGCCAGTTTTGGTTGCACCTACCTAGAAATAGGTAAATACTTTGCTGTTAATGAAGCAGTAATACGCAAGAAGTACAAAGCAGAATACGAGCAAGGCAAAGAAGAGATGAAACTATCTCTGCGTCAGCTCCAATGGAAGCACGCCGGCCAAGGCAACACGGCATTGCTCATATTCTTAGGTAAGAATTACTTAAACCAAACGGACAAGTCTCAAGTGGACCACACAAACAACCTGGAGTTAGTGCTAAAAGAAGTGGGGTTTCAAGGTAACCCGATGGATGATCAAACAGATAGTCAACAAAGAGAAATTGTGGAAGCTGGTGGGATACCAACCGATTCCGCAACAGCTTAACATACACAATTCCAAAGCTCGCTTTCGCATCAACTGCCAAGGCAGGCGCAGTGGTAAATCTTACTCCGCTGCATACGAGATACTTCCTTGGCTACTTACGCCAAACACTCGTGGCTGGATAGTATCACCAAGCTACAACCTATCACAAAAGATTGCACGTATCATCAAAGAAGACATTATGGTAAAACTCAAATTGCCTATTGAAAACAAAAAAGAAGTTAATGGCGATTTGTATTACATGAAACTTGCCGGGTTAAACTCTGAGCTATCGGTCAAGTCAGCAGATTCTCCGGAAAGTTTAATCGGAGAAGGCGTGGATTATTTAGTAATAGACGAAGCTGCAGCAATGCCAAATAAATTGATATGGGAGCAGTATCTCAGACCAACGCTATCAGATAGACAAGGTTGGTGCTTGATGGTGTCTACACCACGTGGTTATAATTGGTGGCATAAATTATGGGAAAGAGGTAGTGATTCAAACTATCCTGACTGGGAAAGTTGGCAACACCCAAGTAGTGAGTCACCATTTTTTAAAGACAACCCGGAAGATTTAAAAAAGGAATTAACCAATGAAACATTCTTACAAGAGTACGAAGCTCAATTTACCTCATTTTCCGGTAAGGTCTACCCATTTGACTCCACTGTTCAAGTACGCAAAGACCTTAAATACAATCCCAGTTTGCCAACATACTGCTCGATCGACTTCGGTTTCCGCAAGCCTGCCGTTGTTTTCGCTCAAATCGATTTTAAGTCAAAAGGATTACCAACTATCTATCAGATTGACGAAATAGCAATGGTAGAGAATATCAAGACAGAAGACCTTGCGAATATGGTCCGTAAAAAGCCATATCAGATTGCTGGGTATTTTGGCGACCCGGCCGGTGGTGGTAGAAATAGCCAGTCCGGAATGAGCGATATACAGATATTTTGGCGCAAAGGTATGCGCATACGATTTAGAAAAGATGCTATGACGCGCAATGTGGTAAATGGCGTATCACATATGCGTAGATGGTTTGAAGATGCAAATGGCGATACGCACTTCTTTGTGTCAGATAAGTGCAAAGGCTCAATTGCAAGCTATGAAAATTACAGATATCCTGAGAATAGAGCAGAGCAATCCATCAAAGAAGAGCCATTAAAAGATGGCGTATATGATCACATCAACGATGCCATGCGTTACATGATTGTAAACTTATTTCCTATTAAACAGAGAATGGCCGGAGTAATAGATTGGTAAGAAATATATGGTAACAATTCCTGATTTATCGCAGAGTGCGATAGCTGAAAGTTTAAAAGATAGTTTAAGATACATCGAAGATGAACGCGTAAGAGAGCGCGATTATCTCATGGATTGGTACGAGGGTATCAATGTCGATGATTATGTGCGCGATTACTTTAGTGCAGAAACACTAAGACAAGCGCCAATGCTAAATTCAAATATAACTGGTAGAGTCTGCGCTGTACGAGCTATGACATATAAGCGCCCCCCAAGAATGCGCGCTTCGGATACTTACCTTGCCTCCATAAACGTCCACAGTCTAAACGCGCAGCGCAGACAACTTGAAAGGCTTACATTCTTGTTAGGTTCTATGGCCTTTCGCTCAAGATGGTGCGAAATGGAGCAAGAACTAAAATATGAGATACTATCTCATTTTACGCCAATCTTTCTTGCTGGAGATAGCAGAGATCAGCCAATTGGCGTTTGCTATCCAATTGAGTTTCAAGGCAACAGCAGGATGGACGCACCAATGCATGCAGTATGGACTGAATCTAGGCCTGGATACCAGGGCGAGCATTATCTGCTGGATGATCATGGACGCAAGATAAGCGTCAATGATGGCGATATCAATCCATATGGTGTCATGCCAGTTACCTTTTGCCATAGGCATCCACCAATACGTGATTTTAATAGCGTAAAGAACGCTATGGATGTTGCGCAGGCTGACTTAGCGCTAAATGTAGCATTGTTTGAACTTGAGATAGCAGTGCGTTATGGTGCAATGGGCATCAAGTTTGTTGCTGGCGTTGATGATGCTAGTAGGATTCAGATTGGGACAGACAAGATACTTTACCTGCCGGAAGGTGCAAATTTTGGAGTAACCAATAGTGGTGGTTCGCTTCAAGAAATAGTGGACGCGACACGTTTTTTCGTGGAGTCAACCTTAAATAATAACCACATTAGAGCAAAATTTGCTAGAGATGACTCAGGTAACGCGCCAAGTGCAGCTAGTTTATCTATCTTAGAGATGGAAGCTAGAGATATCACCACTGGCGAAAAAGAAGATACATGGCGACCTTGGGAACAAAAACGCTACAAAATCGATAGAGAAATACTTCGTGTAGAAGCAGGCGTAGATGTCGGTGAAGATTACAGTGTAGACTTTCTCGAACCGAATTATGCTCTCACACCTGACACGGAGATCGCATTGTGGAGTTGGCGTTTTGAAACTGGTCTTGCAACCAAGCAAGATTATTTTGATTACATGAATCCTGATGCAAGTCCTGAACAACGTGCAGAGTTTGAGGCACAACAAGAACAAGTTGAGCAGCAAGACCAACCGGTTAATCGATTATTAAACAGACTACAAAATGGCGGTTCTTGATGATACCATAGACGCTTTTAATAGCGCAATCGATCAAGCTAGTAACGATTTTATTGATGATACCAAAGAACTAGAAGAAGAAGGTCTATCTGTAGAAGAAATATTACTTTTTCTATCTGCAATCGATATCGGTACATATTTTATCGAAGATTTAGGTGCTAGAAATGCAATTACTGCATACATGGCAGCAACTGAATCTTTATTGGATGATATTCCATTTTTTGGAGCAACATCGGAAAATCAACTCCTAGCTTTACAAAATATGCAACGTTCTAATGTTGTAAGGCTTACTGGCACAATTGGAGAGTCCATAAGAATGAGTATATCACAAGGCATTACAAATAAATTAGGTAAAGATGATATAGCAGACCTTATTAAACGCAATCTTGCAAGAGATGTTCCAAGAGTAGATACAATTATTACAAGTACGTTAGGTACATATCAGCAAAGTGTTATCGCTACAATGTCAGAAGATTTACCTGAAAGCACTTTGTATCGCTATCAAGGACCACGCGATAATAAGAATAGAGATTTATGCAGAACATTTTTAAATGATCAGCCATTAACACGCGTAGAAATAGAAGCAGAGCAACCAGGCGCATTTCTTGATAGAGGTGGATACAACTGCCGTCATTTATGGATACCACTTGTATAATGTTAAAGATTCAAAAAGTATTACGATTTACAAAAAAAGACCTTGATAAGCATGGCAAGGAAATAGCAGATGCTCATAAAGCTCAAACAGAGATGGGTGTAGACTTTGAAGGTAAAACATTTGCTTCTTATACATCACGTTATCGTAAAAATAAAGCATCAGGTAAAGCCGTGAAAGGTCAAAAAAGCACACAAGTAGAACCGCCAAATCTAAAACTTACTGGTGCAATGCTTGGTGCATTTCGTTTTATTAGAAGCGGTTTTCCAAGTGGTGAATTAGGAATTTTATATGGTATTAAAGACAAACTTCAAGCGACAAAACTTAAAGACAATCAGCTTGGAAAGTTTGGTAATGCACGCAAACGTAAGAACATAATCAAGCGACCTGATAAGGCGCGTGTCATCGTTCGTAATAATAAGATAGGACCAATTGCTGAAAAGGAAGTGGTCAAAATGTTTGCTGATGTAATTCGCAATAATGTGAAAAAGATTAACAAACGCCACACGGTAAAAGTGTAAATAGGAGACAGTATGTCTGAAGATAGTGTACAGAGCGTACCTGGTAATGAGCCAACACCAGCAAACGATGGCCAAGGAGTAGCGACTCAAGAAGCGCAGGATCAACCCCAACAGGGCGATGTTGGAGTATTGATCGCAGATGCAAAAAAATATCGCCAAAGAGCGCAGAAAGTAGAATCTGAGCTTGCTGATTTGAAGAAGCAGATCGAATCGCAACGTCAAGCAGAGCTTGAAAAGCAGCAAGAGTGGCAAACACTCGCTGAAGAACGTGCGACAAGAATTGCTGAACTTGAGCCTGTTGTGGCGCAAGCAAAGCAGCAAGAAGAGCAGATGAGAAATAATATACTTTCTGAGTTTAATGAAGAAGACCGTGAGACATTTGGGGATTTGCCATTAAGCAAACTTCAAGCATTGCACGGTAAAATTGTTAACACGCCGAAAGTAGCTGTTGCAAATAATCCTGCTGTTCCTGCGAATGAGGTCAAAGGTGATTGGACAAAGATGAATCAGAAAGATCGCATGAGCAATTGGGATAAGATAGTTGCAAGCTACAGTCGAGCAAGAAAATAAGGAAGTCTAAATTATGGCTTTAGCTAATTATAGTGGTGATACTACCCAAGGTAGTGCGGTTGGTGATCTAAATCCTGATGCATCGCATCTTGATGTATTTATTCCTGAACTATGGTCTGATGGTATCTATCGCTACTTTGAAAAGAACCTTGTCTTAAAACCATTTTTTGATGATTATTCATCAATGGTGCAAGGCAGAGGTGACGTATTAAACATCCCAACAATCCAAGAAGTTGCAAGTGCTACAAAAGTTGCAAACGATGGTGTTGCTTATACTGCGAACACTGAAACTGGAATTGCTTTAAATATTGACCAGCATACTTATGCTGCAAAGTTATTTGAAGACATTGCAATGATTCAGGCTAATGAGCAGCTTTTTGATAAGTATGCGCAGTCTATGGCATATGCTTTATCAAAAGCAGTTGATACAGAAATCGAATCCAAACTTCAAGGATTAGGTACAACTCAGTCTTTGGCTGCTGACAATTCTATGTCAAACGCTGATGTTGAAACAGCACTTGGAACATTAATGTCTAATGATATTCCAAGAGATGAATGTGCATTCTTCGTGAATCCATTGATTTTTGCTGACCTACTAAACTCAAGAGCATTTGTTGCTGCTGGTTCATCTGCTGGCATTGGTTTTGGTGCAGATAACGATGCTATGAATCGCGGTGAGATTGGAAGCTTATTTGGTATTCCAGTATTTACTAGCTCATTAGTATCTAGTGCTGCTGGTACTGGTACTCATGCTGGTTATCTCGTACATAAGAGCGCGATTGCAGTTGCTGTTCAACAGGACATTAGGATACAATCAGAATACTCGGTTGATTTTCTTGGTACTAAAGTTGTTGCTGACATTATCTATGGATGTGTAGCTACTACTTCTAACCATGTTAAAGGAATTGAGTTCTTGAATCCGTAATGGTAACTATACTGGGCGGTGGTGGTTTGTCATCGCCCAGTGCAATATATAGAAAGATTATTATGATAGTATTAAAAAAAGACAATCATTATTGCAACGTAGATAGCAGAGAAAAAGCGCAAGCGCTTGTTAATGAAGGCTATGAAGTGCAAAAGAATAAGCTCGGTGGGCCAAAGATCGTTAAGGAAGTCAAGAAAAAGGCTAAGAAAAAACAATCTTAATGTCTCGTTCACGGTGCGCCAAACCTTAGAGATGGAGAAAATATGGCAAACATACACAAATACTCAGTTCAAGAATCGCAGAATGTATCATTAGGGCAAAATGGTTGCCTATTTGAAGATGGTACAGATGCTATCTCAGGCAAGAAAATTGTTGCGATTCAATTCATTACTGCATCCACATTCACTACACTAACGCCATCAAGCAGTAGCTACGTTGGTACGGCTGGTGGTAATGGTGATGCGATCGATACTTCCAATGAATTTCCTGCTGGAATAACAATATTTGGTGATTGGACTGCTTTTACATTAGCTAGTGGTTCAGTGATCGCATACTTAGGATAAGCAATGCCTAATCTACAATTAGGCAATCTGCTTACCGCAGGCAATGCGCTTTTAGCATTCCCAAACAAATATTCTTTCAATTTCGATGGTTCTAATGATTATTTAGAAACATCTGACATAGGATTACCCTCAGGAAGCAATGCAAGAACTTTTGCTTGTTGGATTAAAAACACACGAGTTGATGCTTTTAGAGCTATTATTCACTATGGAACAAGCTCTAATAATCAATCAAATTTTATATCTATTGGTGATGCTTCTGATGGTTATAAGTTGCACATGGCAGGATTTAATAATACAGCAGATGGCTCAACAGATGCAATTCCAAATAATGAATGGTGTCATATAGCAGTTGTTTATTCTTCAAATGCAGTAAATTATTATATTAATGGTGTAGCTTCTGGTGGAGATTCTTCTTTTACTGGTATTAACACAGTTTTAGATGGAACTCTTGCAATAGGAAAAGACAAATTTTCTAATACTTATATTGATGCACTCATTGATGAAATTGCTATTTGGGATATTGCTTTAAGTTCCGATGATATTGCAAAAATTGGCTCTAAGCCAGTTGATTTTTCTAAAGCATCTACTTACGCTACAGATAGAACTTCCAATCTAAAACTATGGCTTAGAGCAGGAGACAAAGCACTTCCTGAAGAAGATAGATCAATTGCAAGACAGGATTTCTACTTAGACTTTGACGGCACGAATGATTTTGTGGATTTAAATACAGATTTAGAAAGTTGGGTTGAAAGTCCAAATAAATCATTTTCTATATGGGTAAAAAACGATGGTAATACAGATACTGCAAGAATATTTAATGTAGGTTACGCAGAACCAAATAGTACAGGATTTGGACTTGGAATAGATGATGGTACTGATAATAAACCATTTTATTTTTTAAGAGATACAAGTGCAGGAGTATTAAAAGCAGAATTTGGTGATGTATTAAACACTACAGACTGGTATCATTTTGCTATCTCTATTGATGGTACTGCTAATGAAGCATATATATATCAAAATGGTGTTTTAAAAGTAACTGTATCAAATGTTGGTGAACCTGCTCAAACAACTGACCAAACTGCAAAAATTGGCAAACATTTTGCATCTGATTCTGCTCATTATTTTGATGGTGCTATTTCTAATCTTGCACTTTACAAAACAGCACTCGATGCTCAAACCATTTCACAGTTTGCAAAGAGCAGATTCACCCCCATGAGAGACAATCGCTTTTCTGTAGTGGATTTTGATGGTAGTAATGACCATATAGTTCTCTCATCTTCTGCATTGTATTCAACACATACATTTTCAATATGGGTAAATCCAACTGATAATACATCTTCAAATGTAAACACTATTTTACTTTTTGAAAATGATTCAAATAATTTTGTACAAATATGGCATACAGGTACAGGTAATAGTGATGGTAAAAATCATATTATGTACAGAGTCAAAGCTAATGGAGTGACATCTAATAATCAATATGCTACAGAAGAATATGCAGATGAGTGGATACATATAGTAGGTGTAAGTAGTAGTAGTGGTACAAAACTTTATATTAATGGAGTTGAGAAAGTTTCTAACAGTACAGATGTAACTAATTTCCAAATTGGGACTGTAAATGAATATTTTATTGGTGATGATGCTAATACATTATTAGGCAGTATATCAAGCGTAGCAGTTTACAATGTAGCCAAATCAGCAGAAGAAATCTACGCTATCTATCAGAAAGGAATTACTTATGATGAATCTTCACTTAGTGGATTGGTTGGTTATTGGAGAATGGGCGATGACACAAGTAAAGCATATCCTACTATAGCAGATTCAAGTTCTAACTCAAACGATGGTACGATCACAAATGGTGCATCAGATGACATAGTACAACAAATGGTCGCAGGTTATGATTTAGGTGCATTTGAGAGTACAGGAGAAGAGTTAAGTGAAAATACATTTGGGGGATTAAATCAATTTGTGCCAAAGGTAGTTGATAGAGAAGTTATTTCCGTAAGTGGGGATGAATTAACATTAACTATACCAAGTGCTAACGATGCAGGAATGAACACAGGAAATTTAGCTAATCTTGGTCTTTCTACATCACTTGGATATGCAGTAGGTGATATAGTAAAACTACAATTCCAAGCAAAAATTGTAACTAATGGAAGTGGAGTTGGTGAAACTGTAAGATGGTATGATGTAAATCAATATGTGTTTCCTGCTACTAATATTTCACTTACAAGTGAGTATCAAACATTTACTTTTATTAATAAAATAACAAATCTTGGTTATTCTATTCCATCATTTTTAAGAATGGGTAATCGCACAGGAACAGATGTATATAATTTAAAAAACTTTAGTGTACAAAAAGTTTTCCAATCAGCAGACCTAAGTGATACTCACCCTGCCATCATAGATGTAAATGAGCCTGTGTTGGGAGCTGAAACATTAACACACGATTTTAGTGATGGGACAGGTGTAACAGTACCAAGCAGTTTATCTTCGCTTACTACATTTAACGGAGAAATGGTTGTAAATGGCGGTAGTGTTGGTAGTGATTATTATGTTATAGCAGATAATGTTACTTGGGATACATCAAAAGTATATAAAATAGTAGTTGTGTGTTCTGCATATACAAGTGGTGGATTAACTCATCAAGGTGGTTCTGCTACATTTGGAATTAATTTTGGAATATCATCATCAATAGGTGGTGTAGGCACATTTACTAATTATGCAGTTCCAAACCAAGATGGCATTATTACGCTTCGTTCTCAATCATTTATAGGAACATTATCAAGCATTAGCATCAAAGAAGTACAAGGCAATGTCGGCACAATGACAAATCAAGACTCAAGTGATTTAGTCTATTCCTCAGTTCTCCCTGATCAATCTTTTCTTGCAGGATTAAATTCTGCGTATAACTATTTTGATTTTGGTGGTACAGATGAATATATAGACATACCTCAATCTGTAAGCACTTATCCTTTTTCTGTGTCTGCTTGGGTAAAGCCTCTTAGTGGTCAAACTGCATATATATTTTCTATTGCTGATATAAATACAGATTCTGAATACAAAGCAATTTTTTGGTCAAATGCTACAAGCAAATTTACAATGATAGATAGGAGTAGTGGAATATATAACAAAGTATCGGGTGCTTTATCAGCAGATACTTGGCATCATGTAGTAGCTGTTTTTGCATCTACATCAAGTAGGTCATTATATGTAAATGGAGTTATAAATGAATCATCTGAGAGTTCGGGAACATCGGGTGGTTTTACTTCTAATTTAGATAATCAAGCAATAGGAGCTTTAAGAAGGTCAGCAGGTGCTAGTTATGGTGTTGTAGAGATAGGGCAAACAGCTATTTGGAACAAAGAACTTAGTAGCACAGAAGTATTAGCAATTTACACAGCAGGTAGACATAGTAACCTACTTGATAGTTACTCAGATAATCTAAAAGGTTATTGGGCAATGAGTGCTTTAGATGCTAAAACAGGATTAAGTGATGTGGGTAATGGTACTATCTACGATAGAAGTGGAAACTCAAATCATGGTACTGCTACCAATACAGAATCATCAGATTTAAAAAGTTCACCAAACGCAGAACCTAACGGATATGCAAAAGGTGATACTAATCGTTCAACAACAATACCTTAGAGGAAAATTATGAGTGAAGAAGTAACAAACAGATGGTCAGATGACTATAGTGGTAGATGGTCGCACAGAGCATATATGATTGTGCCAGTTGCAGATATTGATGCAGCGGACAATGAGGAAGATGGCTCTAATGCTCTCATCGACAACGCTATACAATCTAGCAAAGAAACACTTAGAAAGAACAATGGCGAGACTGGAGATAGCTCAAAAGCATTACTAAAGTTTGCTTGCGACAATGAGCCTGATAACGATCCTGAAGTATTTGCTTCATATGACAAATACTCTCACAGTCAAATTATGAACATATTAGCTAAAACAGATTGGACTTCAGACGTTGAATGAAGATTGGAAAGATTACGTTTCTATACTAGCATTTTTAATTATTGTGCTAGGAGGTTTAGTCTTGCTTGGTAGCTGTGATGGTGGATGGTCTATAGCTGGTTATGAGGTATGAGCGATGAAAAGAGTTACAATCCACAAACAGCGCGGAGCTACAAAGCTGGAATCGTTGATGATAATTTGTCTTTGCATATCAACGCTAAGTGGCTTTTGCAAGGTATTGTTCTCATCGCTGGACTTGTTTATACGTACAATGAGATTACGCAGTCAATTAAAAATAATGACAGAAGAATTAACGAACTTGAGCAACGAGTTGCTGACCTCAAGTCAATACATGATGCTGAGATGAAAGAGATTGAAGCATGGTACAAAAAATCCTTAGATATAAATCCATTAAACATTTTTGGGAAACCGAAGCGAAAATAGAACTAAAAGAAGATGACTTTAATGATCACTATTTTATTAACCGAGAGTTGCGGAGAGTAAAGAATGCCACGTAAGAAAAAACGTACAAAATCACGCGTAAACGAAGCTGGTAATTATACAAAGCCTGCACTTAGAAAAAGATTATTCTACCGCATCAAAGCAGGAAGTAAAGGCGGTAGAGCTGGGCAATGGTCTGCTCGTAAGGCCCAAATGTTAGCGCGAGCATATAAAAAAGCTGGTGGTGGATACAGATAATGGCACTTAAAAAATCACAAAAAAGCCTCAAAAAATGGACAAAACAGAACTGGGGATACGTTAACCCAAAAGATAGCAAAAAGCCTCGCAGAAAGCGCGGTAGATATCTTCCTGCTAGTGTACGTGCATCCATGACACCATCACAAAAGGCATATGAGAACAGAAGAAAGCGTGCTGCAAGTAAACGAGGTAAGCAGCGTGCTAAATACAGTAAATCAACTAGAGCAAAAGTGAGGAGAGCTAGATGACAGAACTTGCGGAACTTTACCTTCAGCTTGGGAGTGCTGGTTTTATCGCTTTAATGTTCGGATTTGTTTTATACAACTTAATCCAAGAAAACAAAGCGCAGTCCGAGGACCTTGAAGAAATCAAGCAAAGCATTCATAAAATGGAAGCTGTGCAGGATCAAGCTATGCAGATAAATGTAAAATTAATTGATCGACTTAATTCTAGTGATAAGGATAGAGAACGTTTTTGGCGCGAACTATCAGATGAATTAAGTTTTATAAGAGGAAGGATAAATGGTGGTTCAAAATGATCACATATCGCGGTGAAAGATTTAGTGGTTACAATAAGCCAAAGCGTACTCCGGGTAAGCGTAAGAAGTTTGCAGTACTTGCTAAAGTAGGTAAGAAAGTCAAGTTAATACGTTATGGCGATCCAAATATGCGCATAAAAAAAAGCAGTCCTGCTAGGCGTAAATCTTTTAGGGCCAGGCATAAATGTGATACGCCTGCTGGTAAGAATAAGTTAACTGCACGTTACTGGAGTTGTAAAAAATGGTAAAGTTAAATACCAATGTATCTATTGAGAATATTGTTACAATAGTAGTACTTATTGGCTCTATGACACTTGCTTTTGGATTTATGAAAGCAGATGTTAGTAGCATAAAAAAGGAATTAGAGCTTAAAATAGATAAGCGTCAATACGAAGCTGACGAAAATTTAGTTAATTATAAACTCGATGTTATTATGCAAGACATCGATGAAATAAAACAAATACTAAAGGAAAGAAAATAATATGGAATGGTTATCACTTAGTAATGCAGCATATATGCTAGTAATTATTTTAGGCGCAGTGGGTACAATGGCTGCTGTGCGCTATAGACCTTTAATTAAAGAAATTAAAGAAGTAGCACAAAAGTATCACGATGCTAAGAAAGATGGTAAAGTATCTAAGCAGGAACAACAAGCTATCGCTAAAGAATGCATGGATGTTATTGTCGCTATTGGCAGATTAGTGTGGAAGTTCTAGATGGTCAATAAAGATCAAATGATCAATCTCATTGATGAGACATTGCATGACATTGGCCTGCATAGTCAGGAAGCAGTGTCGCTAGTGTATAATACTGGCCTTGTTGAATCAAAGTATGAGTATCTATATCAAAAAGGTGGTAATAATGTAGCACGTGGATTCTTCCAATGCGAACCACACAATGCCGTTGATATATGCAAGAACTACCTCGCATATAGAGAAGATTTAATGCGTGAGGTGGCAAATGCTTGTATGTTGGACTGGCGTTTTTTTACTAGTCCTAATGAAGATGCTTGGCGCATTATTTTAACGTATAACGTAAAAGCACAGATTGCTTTTTGTAGATTACACTGGCGCAGAGTACCACAAAAACTACCAAAGACATTATTAGATCAGGCTCGTCAATGGAAGCAGTATTATAACACTGCGCGTGGTAAAGGTACTGTCGACCATTTTGTGAAGATAGTAGAAGCATATGGATAGTGAAGTACAAAAAATAGAGAACATTATAGAAGTAATGTGCAGACTAAAAGAATTAGAAAAAGAACTGCGCCGTGATTACAAATCACACGGTGAAAGAATATCACTAATACTAGCGTTAATAGCTGCTGCTGAAATACCAAACATTACATTACTTCCTAACATTGAGGATATGGCTATAGCATGAGCAGTATATATTCAGCATTCTGTAACATTACAACTGACCTACAAGGAGTGGTTAATGATATTGACCGTTATGATAGAAAGCGTGTATGCGCTCCGAATTGGACCACAGTAAGCAGTAATTTGTACCGCTTATCTGATGTTGGCTATGTAGAAAATTTATACAAAGACGGTGTGGAGCTGACTAAGGTTACTGATACACCTAACGCAGATAACGAGTTTAAATACAATGAATCAACAGATAGCGTTGATTTTTATTTAGCATCTAGTTCTGTATCTGCTTTAAATAGCGCAGTATTTGAAGCAGGGCAAGACTGGGAAGATTTAAAGACTAGGATATGCAAAGAGCAGGCCGATCTCATGCGGTCTTATTTGAATAGACCTATATATAAGCGTGCAAACACCACATACCAAGGCGCAAGCGAGCGAAACTATGATTTTATTATCGTTCGTATAAACGCCATTCTCGCCTGCGCCGACCTGGTAAGAAGTCACGATCCTGAAAAAGCACAAGCCATTGAAGAAATGGCAATCAATCCTGACGGTACTGGACTGTTAGATAAACTCAAAAGACGTGAATATGTCATGTCTAATGAGACATCTTTTGCTTCTGAAAAAGGTGTGATACAAGAAATATCTCTTAACGCTTCTACAACTGGTTATGTTGAAGATATCAAACTGCATGGTCCACCAGCAGTGGACTATGATGAAGTAAGAGTAGTTATTTCTACTGGTGGTACGTTTGCACTAGGTACAACTAGTCCAGTCAAATACGATGTGTTTGTAAAAAATAGTGAGGGTTTGCGCATGCACAAGGTAGTGGATGCCGAGCAAGTGAATGGTGATTATCAACCACTTGCGTATGGAGCAAGGATAAGATTTCAGGCAGGAGTGTACGTTGCTAATGATGAATGGTCAATTATTTTTCAAAGTGACGAACTGCCAATTGGAACAATCAAGTCAGGTCAAATCTACAGATAAGGAGTAACGCTATGCCAATGGGTAAAGGATATGGTAAAATGGGCAAAAAGAAGAAGAAGCTCAAGAAAAAAGTGATGAAAAAGCGCAAGATGTCATCTAAGCGCCGTTAATATAGATGGCAATTTCTTACGAAAATGTTATCTACGATCGGGTCATTGAAAGTTTATCTAGTATTATTGCTGATGAATTTTCAATGCCGATCTATTACGATGCCCATGAGGGTAATCAAAGTTTTTTGATAACGCCAGTTTCTGATGAATTAAATGAGACTTTAACTACAGCAAAAGTACGTGAATATACAGTTAATGTATCGTATCAAGTGGACTTAGCAGGCAATTATACAAAGCTTACATTAAAGCAAGTATCTGAGATTGCTGAAAGAATGAAAAGACTTATTTATAATAATAGAAATTATACTGTATCAGGCTCAAGGCAATTCTATAACGCTAATGTTAGTTCGATAGAATACGCTAGAGATGAAGATAATCCTGATTTAGTATCGGCCAGTATGGAAGTAAACGTATCAGTAATGGAAGTGATAGGATGAAATATAAAGCAAAAGATAGCTATAAAAAGCTTGATGATAGTAAAAATTTTTATGCCTTTGAAAGTGCAGCAAAACATAATCGCCTAATGGCTGGAGAGAGCATTGAAATAGACTCTGTGCCAAAGGAATTAGAAAAGCATTTAGAAAGTGCAGAACCAACTAAAGAAAAGGAAAGTAAGTAATGGCTGAAACAAATTTTCAATCAAAAACAAGTATTGATGTTGGTATTGGTAATGGTTCAGCAGCTTTAGGAACTGCTCATAATACTAGCGATACTTGGAATTTTTTACAAGTTACAGATTATAACATAGAAGCTGCATCAGCTCCAATTGATGTTGCTCCAAGCAAAAATAGTGTGCTTGGACAACTTGAGAGTCAAGGTCATCACAGACCTGATACGCAAATGTATGAGGCTACTTTAACAATGCGTGGCACACCAACAGCGATATTAAAATCATGCCTAGCATTATTTGGTGATGGATCAAGCACAGCCTCATTAACACCAGCAGCAAATACAAATGACAATAGTGCTTCTGTTATGAAACATGGTGGTACAAATGTCAATGCAGTCACACTTTTATTTGAAAATGCTGGTTCTGATGGTACAAATAATGATGTTTCTATGCCCGGTTGTTTTGCTACATCTATGACACTTAGATCAGATGTTGGTACAAATGGTGGTGAGCTTGTAGTAGAAACTCAGTTTATGTCAGGATACAGACCAGTACAGAGTGCGTTTGGAGCGCCTAGTTCTAAGACGTTAGATACGGCTGCACCAAAAAACATTTTTAATCTTTCAACATCTACGCTAAACAGTGAAGCGTTAGTATTGCAAAGTTATGAAATTGTAATAAGTAGGCCACTAGTTAGAGTGCATTATCAAGATACTACAAATTATTATCCATTTGGCTACGTACAAAATGGACCATATGAAGTTACTGGTACATTAGTGGCAAAACGTGATGATAGTATTCACGATCTTGATGCTAAAATTGCTGGAGATAGCGCTGGTATTGCATTGAGTCTTGCTGAGTCAAGTGGATACACACTAAGTTTACCTGATGTAATGATTGATAATTCAAAGCCTGAAGTTGGTGACTTCTTATTGCAGAATATTCCATTTAGAGCTTTTGCAGCAAATGAGACTGCTTCTATAATTGAAATTACAGCATCTTAGACCTGGGTTAATACAAGTAGTGAGGTTGTATGACCATCAAATCAGAACATGGTACATTTGAATGCCGTGAATTAACATTTAAAGATAGACGTGAGTTACACAAGCTAGAGATTTCTGCCGTTGATATGAATGGCAATGTCGATAGTTCTAAGTTCTACACTGTTCTAGAGTGGATAATGGATTTTGCATTTGAAGATGCAGAAAAAGAATTAAGCCATCTTGACGATAATCAGATAGACGTTGTGCTTATGGATATCTACAATACATATAAAGTACCTAGTAAAAAAAAGAATTAAAGGCTCGCGTAGCTTTATGGATGCATTACCATAAGATCAAGTCACGTGAGCTTACATTTCCTTATAAAGCAAATAGTCCTACACTTCGCAAGCGCATAACTTTTACAGAAGAGGAGCTATGGCATGAGATTAAACGCATATTGGATGAAGATGACCAGCAAAAGTTTACACCGGGTCAGCAACTTTATTTTAACCTCTTGCATTGTGCTGATATCAGTTATTTTAGCGATGGTGATACTTTGTTATGGCTTGATGAATTTATGGCCATTAAGCGATTTAATTTACCAGTAGCAGACAATTTAGATTCAATGCCGTATGAGCGTTTCGTCATCTTTTCTGCTATAGATGAAGAGTATAATGCATGTATAAAATTGGAACAAGATGAGCAAGTTCATAATAGAAATAAGAACTAAAGGTTTTCAGAATGCTAAAAAAGGTTTTCAAGAAATTGAAAAATCTTCAGAAAGAGCAACTAAATCAAAAAATCGTCAACGCCAAGCTACTGAGGGTTTACGCAGGCAAGTTGGTGCATTACGAAATAATTTGTTACTAGTCTCATTTGCCACAATAGGTGTTACTAGAGCAATTAGTGGTTTTGTAAATGCTTCAAGACAATTTGAAGATGTTAAAACAAGGTTAGTAGGTCTTACTGGTAGCGCACAAGGCGCAGAAAGAGCATTTAAGGCATTTAATGACGTTGCTGCAACTACGCCGTTTATGCTTGATGATGTTGTCAATGCTGGTGCGCAGTTACAAGCATTTGGCTTAAATGCAGAAGCAACACTTAGGTCCGTTACTGACCTTGCTGCATTTATGGGAACAAGCGCAACAGAAGCAGCAAATGCTTTAGGTCGCGCGTTTGCTGGTGGTGCTGGTGCAGCAGACATACTTAGAGAACGTGGTATTCTTAATATTATAAAGACCACGCAAGGTTTAGATGATTTATCTAAAACGACATTACCTGAATTTAGACAAGCATTATTACGTACTTTAATCGATCCTGCATCAGGTATTGAGGGTAGTAGTAAGCGCATGAGTGAAACGCTAACTGGTGCTATGAGTAATATGCAAGATGCTATTACAAGGTTTCAAGCAAAAGTTGGTGATGTATTAGCGCCAGTTTTAATGGAAGCGGTAAAACTAACTGAAAGATTTTTTCGCGCGATTGATACCCAAGATATTTTAACATTTATGAGGCACGCTACTGCGTTAGTAACTGTCATTGGTGGGTATAATGCAGTAATGTTAGTAGCTCAAGCAAGAACAATTAATTTTAATAGAGTCTTAAAAGCTAGTGTAGTGGGTTTATTAGCAGCAGGCATCTCAGAAGTATTAAAAATGACTGGAACTTTTGATGATTTATCTGATGCTATAGATGACACAACTAATAGCGCCAATCAAGGTGGTATGACAATGAATCAATATATTAGTACTTTAAATCAAGGTACTACTGTATTAGAAAAAAATACTAACCTGCAACGCACTCATACAGATTTGCTTAATAAATTGTACTTAATACAAGCGCAAAATCAAGGAGCTGATGAGCAATACTTAAAATCAAGACAATTAATATTTGATGCAGAAAGATTGCTCACTTCAACATTAAAGGATAAAGTACAAGTCATAAAAGACGAAAGCCTACAAACTGGTGAGTTAGTGGTTAAGCTTAATGAAATCAATGGCAAAAAAGTAGAACTATCCGACCAAGAACAACAATTTTTAAATACGGTCGTAAAAGGCTTTGAAATACAAAAACAAAACATCTCTCTTAACAAGGACATGGCAATGTCAGCACAACAACTTGGTAGTGCTTTTAGCCAGGTTGGTGCAAACCTACGCGCATTAAGTCAAGAAGGTTTGTCTGCTGAAAAGAAATTTGCAATATTATTAAAGACTCTTGGTACAGTATTGTCTCTAACACCCGGAACGGCAGCAGGTGGTTCTGCAATTAGCGCATTTGCTAGTCTTTTTGCTCATACTGGTGGACTAATTAAAAGCAATGGAGTACAACGCTTTGCTACTGGCGGTATGGTCCAAGGACAAGACAATGTGCCAATCATGGCACAAGCAGGTGAGTTTGTGATGCAACGTAGCGCAGTTAATAGTATTGGTCTGCAAAACCTAGCACAAATGAATAACACTGGCCAACCTAGTGGTGGCGTTACAATTAACATTGCAGGCGATATGGTTGGTGATGAAGATCACGTTAGGACCAAAGTACTGCCTGCTATAAAAGAAGAATTAAGGCGTGAAGCTCTCGCATAGATTATGGCATTATCTTTTCATGCAAACTTTTCAAACTCTCTTAAGCGCAACAACGATATATTCCCATTGGTGCAGATTGGTGGTAGTTCAACTTTATATCTTAGCACTAGAGATGTAACAGTCGATTCTCAGGCCTACGATGGTAGGTTACTTGCTACGCCGGCTATAACATCCAGCATAGACCTACGTAATAGAACAAGCAGAATAAGCACAATATCATTGCGTATTGCTAACGCAGGATATGATGTTACATTTGGCGAGCGCACCAATAAAGTAGTTACAATATATTTTGGTACAGATGGTACAACATCTTCTATTGGTCAATGTTTAAAAGTATTTGTTGGTCGTATTATAGGTATTACAAAACTTACAGAACGAGAAATCACTGTAAGTTGTGAAGATGATGCTGCGTGGCGCACAAAAACAGTATTGCAAGAATTTGTAACATCTGAAGCTGGATACAATATGCCAGGTGATAAAATGTTTAAATCATTGAGCTATGGTGCATATACGGCAAATATCTCTAATGAGTCAACATCAGGAGCATGTTTAAGCAAACAACTAAGACCAGTTAAGTTTGTTGCACATGATAGAGATAGTTTATTCTATAGTGAAGGCTTAACAGATAAAGGCGGTAGGCCACATATATATGTTGATGGTATTGACAAGTTTGTACCTATACAACAAGCTGGTACTGGTTCAACAACAAAATTTAACACTAACAACGTCACTGTTTCTAATGATGACGATCCTGATACAAATAAATCATATTTTCGTCAAACAGTAAGATTATTTCCAAATACAGATGCATCTGCGTCAGACATACCAACTACTATAGATGACACTGGATTAATTGCTAACGCAATTGACAATGACAATAATACAATTGTTCAAGTTACTGCCGTGCAAGGCGGAGATGATCCAGTTGGCGTTTTTGGTGAGATGAGTGGAACGCTTAATGGTACTATAAAATCTGTACGTGCAGTTATAAGAGCAAGAAGTGACGTTCCAGGTGGAGTTGAAGTATGGATAAAAGCTGGCGATGGCACTACTATATTAAATGAGGCAATTACATCAGCAAACAATTGGAGTCCAGTAATTTCTAATCTATCAGGTTCGTATGTAGACTCTAAAAAAGATATTACTACTGCATGGAATAATAATGCTGCTGGAGTAAATCTAAACGGCATAATATATGGATATTATCAAGAGGTAGGCACTGGTAGTGCTACATTACAGATTGCTGAGATGTACATTGAGTTTACTACTTATATTCCAATTAATAATGCTAACAGCAAGGCACGAGATCAAGAATTACCACCAGTGTTATATCTTGGCACAGATGCTGATACAATAGAATCAGGCTATACAAGTATTGGAGCAAATAATTTTACGCCCACAGAAGTTCATTATAATATCTTGCGCAATTTTGGTCCTGGTACAACTTATATAGATACCACATCTGAATCTGATATTAGAGCAAATTTTACAGATAGCGTGCGATGCACAATAGACGATGAAAACATGACTGTGCAAAATGCTATAGTAAAATTACAACAAGAAGCAGGGTTTATAAGTTATTATAGGCCAATTGACGGCAAGATACATTATTTAATCGAAGATGCTACAAGTAAATCAATTGATCAGGATTTAACACAGTCTATGTATAGAAATGCTAATTTTGGCACAATTCCTTTAAGTCAGGTAATGTGGAAGATAAATTACAGATATGATAAGCATCCTGCTAAAGGCACATATTTAAGTGGTTCAAGCACAATTAAGACTGCAACACAGACTCAATATGGGTTTGGTGATAATGACAATGTTGTCAATGTTAATTTAGATTGGGTAAATGAAACAACTGGGCCAGTAAATTTAATTAATTTGTATCAAGTACAACGTGTAACCGCAGAATGCGAATTGCTAAACCCAACTGTTTGGTATCTTGAGATTGGAGATATGGTGACATTTAGTAATCCACCAGCAGATTTTCGTATGCGCGATAGCAGTGCATCATATACTGATTATCAGTTTAGAATTATTGAGACTACTCGCACGGTAAATAGTCTTAAAATCAAAGCAATGGAAGTGCATAAAGCATAATGGCACATAAGTTATATTTTGATAATGTTGCAACGCGTGATGCCACACTTACTGACGGTAAAATTGTTAATAGTAACCCTGGAGTATTTTCTTTCAGTTCATCAGGTACTATAACCAATGAAAACAGAGCAATAGACTTAGACCTTACAGCTACAATCAGTAGTTTTGGAACAGCTATTCACCCTGAACTTGGATATTCAAATAATGACACTCTACAATTTGATTTTAGTTCTGCAAAAACAATTGATTTTATGGCTATATATTTTATAAATCAAGAGACAGATAATTTGCGAATACATGCAGATGATGCCGTTAGTGGTAATACAGCGGTGCAGTATGCATTTACTTCTACTTTTTCTGCAGGCTGGAATATTTTATCATTCACGAAAGCAAGTTATCGCTATTGGCTATTAGAGGCAACAAGTGGATTTTTAAGTCCTGCTGAAATATTTTTTGGAGAAGCGTTCAACGTTACTACACTTGATATAAGTATAATAAAGCCATTTAATAGTTTTGTTGCTAGTGCGTATGATAATACAGAATTTTCTAATAAAATAGATACAGAACTGCGTACATGGACAATTAATATTCCATTGTTAACAGATAATGATAAAACACAATTAGAATTACTGCAAACTAATTACAGCAATTTACATACTTTTGTTTATTATGATGACTCAGAATACCACACAGTTAGATTAGCAAAAGCAATAACATTTAATCAAGTAGCAACAAACACATATTCTGCCACATTAACTCTTCAGGAAGAAAGTTCTTCATAATGACTGCAACTATATATTACGATAACTTAAATTCACGCTCCGCAACATTAACTGATGGAACTACTGGTAGCTTTGTTTTTAGTAGTAGTGATGTATTATCTAATGAACTTCGTGCCGTAGATGGAAACATTACAGATGTCATTGGTGGTTGGGCAGTCAATGAAGGTTTGCAGTTTAATTTTGGCACTGCTGTAAACCCTACATTTTGTGCTATATATAGTACAGTAGCAACAGGTAATGACATACTAATACAACGTGATGATGCAGCGAGTGGAACTTTTAATGGTATTGTTAATACTATAAATGATATTGTCGTTGGTTGGAATATTAGAACGCTTACTGAATTACAGATGCAATATTGGACTATTAATAGCGCAGTTGGAGATTTAACTGGTATATCAGAAATATTTTTTGGCAATCCATTTGAACTACCAGTACAACCTACCGCAAATATTATAGAAGAGCATACATATGGTTCAGAAGAAGTAAAAGCACTTGGTGCTAATCGTTATTATTTTAGTAAGCATAATAACTTTAAAACACTTACACTTAGTTTAGATCACATGACGAGCGCAAATAAAACTAGCCTAGAAACATTTGCTAATACAGTAACTGATCGCGAACCTTTTATATATAGTGAAGATGGTACTACTGGGCCATTTCATTGGGTAAGGTTAGTTCGCCCATTGACATTCAGGCAAGTAGCACCTGATATATATTCTACTCAATTAGTATTAAGACAACTTACTGCTTAACAATATCAATAAAAGCATTGTAAGCAGTATCATTAATTGCTTGTTGCTCTTCAATGGTTGTGCCTGCATAATGATTATGCACTACCTCAGTTGTTTTATCACCAATACCTTTTGATGCTTGCGTAATATCTTGAGTCTCATTACGTAATACTTGTGCTTTCATTCTGCGTAAGTCATGGCACGTAAATTTAATTGCTACAATACTACTAATTTCTTTAATTAATGCATTAAGTTCTTTGTAGTTCATATCAAGCGGTCTATCAGCTCCACTTCTAAAACGCTTCTTAAATATTGCAATCGCACTTGGATGTACAGATGCCGTTTCTCTTATTTGACGGCGCTTTTGCAGTAATTGCATCTTATTACCAATAAAGTCAATATGATGCCAGTGTAACTCCTTGTATGGCTTTTTAGTATTGTGGCCAACTAATTCATTAGCACGAACACCGGTAATAGCAAATAACCACAATATATCTTTTTGCTCTTGTGATAATTCAGAATGGTTGAAGATATAATTGATTTCTTCATTGGACCATACTTTAAATGTAAGCGGTGCAAGCTCATGCTTTTTATAGCGATCGCTTTTACGCATGATGCGCTTGTCTACTAGTTCTTCCTCATAGGCCCAATTAAATATGTGTAATAAATCTCTCATATAACTATCTATGCCACGGCGCGAACGATTATGCTGATATTCCATAATATGTTTATATATGGTCCAACCAGTAACTGTAACACCCATTACGTTTTGCGATGTAGTGCGTACTTCAGAAGCAATTGTGTTGCCAGGAAAAACTTTCTTACAACTATTAATTACCACATTATACTTAGCAATTGTATCTACATTAGTTAATGTGCTTAGTACATTATTAGTAAAAGCCGTAAATATCTCATCTAATGTTTTTTGTGGTGCTTCATTATACAATAATGCGCGCCAGTTCATATTGTTCTTAGCATACAATTCTACTTGCTGCCAATGACCTAATGCAATAATAGCTTCTTCTTTAGTTTTAAAGTAACGTTGCTTTCTTTTACCATCGCGTGGGTCGCGATATGCAACTTTATATGAATTACGAAATGTGTTTAAACTTGCCATTTTATCCTCTCAATTATAGTTGAATATACACATTTGTGAACAAAATGCAAAATAATACTTGCAAATAAAAAAGTGTTCACATTAAGTTTTGTTAACGTTTATGGAACAAACACATACCAAAGTAAAATTTAGCGAATTGTTATCTCAGAATAAAATTTCGCAACGAAGACTAAGCGCACTAGTCGGCATAAGTCCGGCACTTCTTACGATGATGCTAAAAGGCGAGAGAACATTTCAATTTAGACATCGCGACAACATATCGCGTATATTCAATGTTCAAGAAGATAGCATCATTTGGCATGAATAATTTGGGGCGACATCCTTCTTGTTTACACAGTGTACTGCACTGTGTTTTGATTCTAACCTCTCAATTGAATCCTCAAGTCGCCCCATGATTTTTAGAGTACACATAAAAGATGATAATGAACAGATACGCATAGCGCGCAAAATACGCTCATTATTAGATATATATAAGGTAGACAATAGTACATATGAACCTGACGGAGCTGATATTGGTATTAAAGTACATCAAGAATTAGATAAACAAATTCTAACACAAGTAATTGCGTTAGTGCACAGAAGTGATTATAAAATCACATTAATCGATAATGAAAATAAGGAAAAATAATATGTCAAATAGTTTAAGTGGACTAGATATACCGACTAGTGAATCAGGCGGTCTATTTATGAAAAAACTAGAGCAAGGTGAGAATAGAATGCGCATCCTTACTACGCCAATTGCAGGATATGTGCATTGGCCTGAAGGTTCTAATAAACCAGTTAGGTATCACGGACCAACAGATATACCAACTGGCGTAAAAGATGCTAAGTATTTTTGGTTTCTTACTATTGCTATTAATGGCGAAGTAAAGTTCTTAGAAATTAAGCAAAAGACTATCCTCAGTCAGATTAAGGCACTATCTGATAATAAGGAATGGGGCGAGGTGCAAGACTATGACATCACTATTACACGTAGTGGTCAGGACTTAGAGACACAATATACAGTCGTTCCAAATCCTAAAAAGGCACTAGATGATGATGTGGCAAAACAGTGGGCCGACATGAAGGCACGCTATAACGCTGAAAACCTTTTTACCAATGGATCTCCGCTGGATGCAGGTGAAGAGAAACAGCAAGACGCTAAAGAAGAAGAGTTGCCGTTTTGAACGTAGCTAAAAAAGGCTATCGTGGCGAAGTCGAGGTTAAGGAATTACTTTCTGACCTCGGCTTCGATGCCGAACGTTCATGGGGTAGTGATGGTAGAGCGTTTGGACTTGCTTCTGATATAGATATTAAAGCTATACGCGGTGAGTTAGAATTACACGTACAAGTGAAGCGCCGTAAAAAGATAGCAAGTTACTTAGCATTCAAAAATGCAAACCTAGTTGCCGTTCGTGAGGATCGCGGTAAATGGTTATTTATAATGGACGAAGAGATGTTTAAAGATGTGCTTCGCGTGGAATAAAGATATACAGTCCAAGGACATGGAAGATAAGACACTAAATGTTAAGTCTGATGAACGGTTGGCGAATCGGTCCTTGGACAATAATCCGGCATCGAAAGGCTTGAAGATTAATACCCAGGTTGGCGTAGGCGGTAAGCTGCCTGATGCCGGAAAGAAATAAAAGACAATGAATGTTTGTTATATATATAATTGCAAGTGTATAAAATGTATTAACAAGAAAGAAAATAGAATATGTACGATATACAAAAAGATATAAACAATGTAGTTGGGAAAGCCGTAAACAAATACGGCAGTATGGAAAAAGCAATATTTGAAATGAATGGTCATATAGCAGACTTAAAAGCGCAAGTCAAAGGCAAGCAAACACTATTAGACTTATTATATAGTGCTATAGATAAAGCTAAAAATTCATTGGAAAGCGTAAAAATATGAACGCAAAACAAAAAATGATTGCTATTGTGGGCAAGGCCATTGTAGATAATTTAGAAAGTTATGCTGATAAGCAACCAAACCTTGCCAGTGAAACAACGCGATTTCGTATTATGACAGATATAATGGATGATATAATTCGTGTTATTGATGATCCGGAGTTTAAACAATGACATATAAAGAATTTAATGAATTTAGAGATGCATTTATTGAAGAAGCATTAGATATAAGCGATTCTAAGTCAATTGAATACACAATATCCAATAAGGATAAGCATTATAATTTTAAACATGTTGCTGATAGGTTAGGTATTAGTCCATCGCAGGCCATGATGGTTTATGTATTAAAACATGTTGATGCTATCTGCAATGATGCAAAAACTGGCAAACAAGTAAGTGACGAAACTGTGCGGAGCAGATGTCAAGATATTATGAATTACTCTATATTGTATGCTTCATTGCATGCTGAACAACATACCAAAGGTAATCACAATGATAATAACATTGAACAAAATGGAACAAGAACTAGCGAAGATGGTGGGCGTAGCGCGTCACAATCAAAACCTAGCAAATGGAACGAACTCAGACGCGATCGCAAAAGCTGATAATGACATTAACGGCTTTGCCGGAGAGATTGCAGTAGCAAGAATTATAAACGGCTATCCTGATTTAAGTATTGGACCACATCGCCGTGGATATGATTTAAGAATGCGCGGTCACAATGGCGAAGATATACGTATTGATGTAAAGACAACTAGACATGACCCTGGCTATTTAGTGGCAAAAAAGTGGCGTAAGGTTGATGATTGTGATATGTACGTGCTTGTTAGCGGTAAGATGCCAAGATATGAGATTAAAGGGTGGGTTTACTCTGTAGAGTTAATTAATCCTAGTAATTTAAGTGACATGGGATATGGTGAGCATTATCACATGGAGCATGAACAATTAAGGATATGGAAAGTTGCATAGTACCAATAAAGGTACAATTGGAGAGCTTGCAGTGCGTCAAGAATTATTAAGGCAAGGATATACTACATATATTCCTGAAGTTGATATTGATCATGTCGATCTTATTGTGGAGTTAAAAAATGGCTCTTTTCAGCGAGTACAAATAAAGACTATCACAAAGCCTACCACTAAGACTGCGATACAAATACGCTGCGCTAAGTATGTCAATAGTGGTCGTGTCGATGTTGTGGCGGTTTATTATACACCTATTAATAAGTGCGCATTTGTGCCATATAATAATGAAAAAATGTTAAGTCTTGCCTTGCAAACGGCAAAGAATAATCAAACAAGTAAACGTACATGGTTTTATCAATATGAAGAATACCCCGAGTTCAGCTAATCTTAAAGTAATTTCATTAGGTCTAGGCGTACAGTCTACTGCAATGTATATGATGAGTTCATTAGGTTATATACCTAGAGCAGATCATGCAGTGTTTGCTGATCCTGGCGCAGAATTACCTATGACATATGAGATATTAGAAGTCTTAAAGGACTGGGCCAAATTAAATAATGGCATACCTATTCATGTCAATAGTGATAGGAACTTATATGAAGATTTATTAAATCAGCAAAATAGTACTGGTCAGCGTTTTGCGAGCATTCCTGCTTTCTCAGAAAATGGTGGTATGGTCCGTAGACAATGCACTAAGGAATATAAAATTGAGCCAGTTATTAAGACTATACGCAGTATATACGGTCTTAAACCACGTAAGCGTATGCCAATGACTGAAGTATGGCTAGGTATTACGATGGACGAAATAGAGCGCGTAAAAGAATCTATGCTACCACGTATTACATATCATTATCCATTAATAGATATGAGAATGAGGCGTAGTGAATGCATATCATTTTTTAAGGATCGCAGTTTTCCAGTACCACCAAAATCATCATGTGTATTTTGTCCATATCATAGTAATAAAAACTGGAAAGAATTAAAAGAAAAGTTACCTGAAGAATTTGATAAAGCAGTCAAGATTGACGAAGCTATCAGAGATTCAAGTAAGAAAGGTTTAAAAGAACCAATATATTTGCACCGTTCATGTACACCGCTTGAACGTGTTGATTTTGGTGATCAATTAGAAATGTTTATGTGTGAGGAAGGATTTTGCGGATTATGATATTAGAACATTACGCAGGAAGTGTCTCATATGACACAGAAGATTTAGAGCGCAGCGACCAAATAGTAACTGCATTAAAATACAAGCATTTAGTAGAGAAGATGCAGTTATTAATGAAAAAGCGTAAAAACCCTGAAGTGCATTTTGCCGTGCATAAGATAGGTAAAAAAGAATTTGATATAACAGATAAGGTGAAAAGTGCCGTCAACAAATAAAATATATAACGAAGACTGTATGGATACTATGGCTAGATGGCCTGACAATGCCGTAGATGTTATTGTTACATCACCGCCGTGGAATGCAAAAAAAGATTACGGACCATATAGCAGTGATAAAAAAGAGCATTACATTATATGGCTGACGTGTTTATGTAAAGAAATGGAGCGCGTTGCTGCAAATGCAGTGTATGTATTTATGAGTCAGGAATATATGTGGGAGCTGAAAGAAGCGTTATCAGGCTTTACTCAATGGCTTTATTATCACCGCAGAAATATTGGCGCTACTGGTAGAATCAAAAATAAATGGATAAAAACCATAACACCTATTGCTATGAGCGTAACCGCAGATAAAATGAGCATGGAATCTAATGTGAAAGGTGTGCCTACAATTGATCTTATTACCGGTGTTAATCCACAATCAGATTATATACATAATAAACGTGTGCATCCTGCTCAAGACCCAGTAGAGGCATATTTGCCTATAGTAGCACGCACACCCGGCAAAATATTTTATGACCCATTTATGGGTAGCGGAACACTTGCACTAACTGCAATAAAATTAGGTAAACAGTATGTTGGTAGTGAAATTAACCCTGATTTTGTGGATATTGCGCAAAAAAGAATCAAACAAGAAGTTAGTCAGGTAGACATATTTAATCAATCAACACAATTAACTATATAGAGAGGTAAGCAATGCAATGGATAATTGATCAAAGTATAAAGAATGAAAATAGGCAAGGTGCTATAAGGCAAAATTTAGAAACACGTGGCCGTAAATTAGTTGTAGATTCATCAATTAGAGCATGTCCTAAATGCCGTAGAACATGGGAAAAGGTCAATCCTGCTAAACACAATGGGCAAGATGTGTTATTCTACCGTGTAGGACACATTCCTACATATGGCAAGAAAAAGGTAGTATGCAAGAGGTGCAAATGATATGCGCATGTTGGACCTTTTTAGTGGTATTGGTGGCTTCCACAAAGGTTTTGAGCAAGCAGGATTTACGTTTACATGGGTAGGATATTCGGAGATAGACAAGTATGCTGCAATGGTTTATCAGGAGAAATTTCCTGATGCCAAAGCACTCGGAGACATTACCGCTATTCAGCCAGGAAGAGATTTACCAAGTAACATTGACATCCTTTGTGGAGGATTTCCGTGCCAAGCTTTCTCAATTGCCGGACGAAGAAAAGGCTTTGACGACACCCGAGGTACTCTCTTTTTTGATATCGCGCGGATTTTGCGATATTACAGAGAAAATGGAAAGCCGATCCGTTATTTTGTACTCGAAAATGTTAAAGGCCTGCTTGGTCACGACAATGGACGCACATTTGCTACAATCTATAGAGTTCTTGCCGACCTTGGTTATACCGTTGAATGCCAATTGCTTAATACTCGCTGGGTACTACCCCAAAATAGAGAGCGGATATATATTGTCGGACATCTTGGAAACAGAAGTAGATCAAAAGTATTTCCTATCGGACAAAGCGATAGCGTACTACAAAAGAGCCGAGGACCGGGGCAGACTAAGGATCAATGTGCAACCGCAATTACACAAAACATAATGAGAGGCGCACATTCAGGTGGTGAAACATTGATTCAAGTAGGAACATTAGGACGCAAACAAGATAGTTATGACTTTAACTCTAGAGTATATAGCGACCAAGGTATTGCTAAGACGCTTGCCGGTGAGGGTGGCATTAATGACAATAAAACCGGTTTGTATAAGTTAGATAATGAAGTGCGCAGGCTTACACCAAAAGAATGCGAGCGCTTGCAAGGTTTTCCTGATGACTGGACTGCATATGCAGATGGTCAAAAGATATCAGATACACAACGATATAAAATGTGTGGCAACGCCGTGAGCGTGCCAGTGGTAGAATTAGTAGCGAAAAAGATAAGGAGTTTACATGGGTAAGTTTGATTTGCATGGCACTAAATATATTAATGAAGAAGGTAATCGCGTGCCAAGCGTAACAACAATTATTAATCAGCAACTTGGATGGAATAAGCAGGCGCTTTTAGGATGGACCAAGCGCATGATGCTTGGTGGCCAAGATAGTGACAAGGTGTTAGATGAGGCTGCGCAGATCGGCACATTACTTCATTTGCTCATTGAAGGTCATCAGCAAGGCTTTGATATTGACACAAAAGATTATAGCTATAACCAAGAAAAGGCTGCAATGAAAGCATTTGCAGGATACTTGCAATGGTATGAGAAGGTCAAATTCAAACCACTGCGTAATGAACTTGTCCTGGTAAATGAAGAAATGCAAGTTGGTGGCACAATAGATTGTATTGCTCGCATGGGAGATGACCTTGTTATTGTGGACTGGAAGACAAGTAAATATCTGTATGCAGAGAACAAATTACAACTTGCTGCATACACGTATATGTTTGAACAAGCGCAACCAAAGGCCAATGTAGCGTATGGCCTTATTATGCGTTTTGGAAAAGATGATGGCAAATTTCATCAGCACATCATAAAGAGAGAGAAATTAGAAACCGGGATTGAAATATTTAAAGCGCTTGTAAAAATCTCGCAACTTAAGTCTCAGCTTTGATCCGGCCATCGGAGATTTTCACTGAGATCAACTCAGTAGGAAATCGTGCGCGTTGTCCTAAATGCAACGATGGTAAGAAAAACTATAACGTACAGATTGAGCCGGACCATGCATTTTGCCATAAATGCACTAAGACATGGTGGTTTGAGGATAAGCCTATAACAAATGGAGAAATTGAACCGCCAGTGGTAAAAGAGCGATTATATAATAAAAGTAATGGTGCGGTAAAAGAATCAGGATATATAAACAATCGTGCTGATTTTATTGCTAATTCAGAGTTTGTTATAAAAAATTTAGAATTACCGTGGAATGAAACTGCATTAGAAGAGCGGTTTGGTATCGGCGTACGCAATGTAGATAACAAAGTACAATTAGTATTTCGTATAGCAGACAATCATATTAAGCGCCATAAAGGCGAGCAGTTTGGTGATGCAGAATGTAAAATTTACCCTGACCTATCAGATATTGACCCTGATAGCACGCTACTTATCTGTGAGGGTGAGAAAGATGCCGTTAGTGCTTCGTGTTATGGATTCCCGGCCGTAACATTTACCAGTGGTGCTAACGGCATTCCAAAAGATATTAGCGCATTGGACGAGTTTAATAACATTGTTATTTGTTACGATGCCGATGAAAGTGGTCAGAAAGGTGCTAAGAAGTTAGCAAATCAGTTATACCATGCGGATCGCAATATAAAAATTTTGGAACTGAGTGATGGTATGGACCTCACAGATTACTTTGTTGATGGTAATGATGCTATAAAACTAAATATGCTGATCCATGACGCAAAGCGGTTTGGCGATGATCCTGCGGACCTTGGTGGTGATCCGGTATACAATGTATTGGACTTTCTTGAAACGTTCCAGGACGAAGTGCATTATATATGTGATGAGATACTACTTGAAGATGGCCGGACCAGTGTGGCCGGTGGTACGAATGTAGGGAAGTCTTTATTTGCCTTGCAGTTTGCTTTGTGCGTGTCGATGGGTGTGCCATTTATGACGTTCAATGTACCAAAGCCGAGACGCGTTCTCCTGGTACAATTTGAAATGATGGATGCAATGATGACGCAGCGAATTACATCTATGATGAACGCACTTTTGGATAAATACCCTGACCGCAAACATATAATGGCCAAGAACTTGCACATTATAAGTGCGGACCAAAAGAAGCTTTTTGAGGACTCATATATAAAGATTGAAGGCAATCTAAAAGCAAGTAAAACGCCGTATGAGGTTCTTATCATTGATAATTTGTATACTAGCACGCAGGTTGATACGGTTAAAAATGATCAGCTCCGTAACTTACTTGAGACTATTGAATCTATAAAGAAGCGTTATAAACTGGCGGTGATGGTGGTTGCGCATCATAAGAAGATGGCAGAAAAGCAAGTGCCGTTGGATACATCTATGGTGTTTGGCGGATCGTTTTATTCTTTTTGGTTGGATAACTTGATTCAGCTTGCAGGCACGTTTAATGATAAGTTGAAAGTAATGAAGATCACAAAGACCAGGACGAATAGTGAGTTTCATAATTTGCCGTTAGGCATCAAGCTGACCGATGATGAGGAACGCAATCATTTACTATATGAGTACTTGCAACCACTGCCAAAAGGTGAGGTGTTTTGGTATCGCGAAAAAGAAACGACCGATGAGGACCGAGTACTGGATGCGGTGGATACGCAAGGCGATAACTTTACGTATGAAGATATGAAGCTAGCGCTAAAAGAAACGTTGAATATTACTAGCAGTGCAAGCGTAAGTAGTTGGCTGAAAAAGTTATTAAAACAACAAAGAATATTGAAAATTGAGCGCGGAGTTTATGCGAAAAACCGCACAGATTTGGATGACCTAATAAATTAACCGACACGCAGGAGAACTAAAGTAACTAAAGTAGTGTGAACACTTACTTTACTTACTTTACTTACTTTAGTCTTTTTTAGTGTCGGTGTGAACACTTTTATGCAAAAAATGGATTTTATACATAAATGTCCTTTATCGCATGAAGAGGACAAAACTTGCATGTTTGCCATGCCTGGCAAAGACACTATATTTTGCAAAGCCGTGTTTGGCTGGTGGCATGATCTTGACATACGTTTGCATGAAAAATGTTTTAACAAAGGTCGCAGCCGGGATAAGCTTTTGTGGCGCAACAGACAAATCAAAAAATTACCCTGACAAAATATATATTAGAACCCTGCCCAGTAGATATTAGAAATAAGCCTCAAATAATCAAATTTTAGGTACTATCTGAGGTTTTGACATTTTTAAAAGTCAAATTCATGTAACATTTTGAGCAAAAAAAAACCCGGAATAAATCCGGGCCTTTTTTGTGAATGAGGTTTTAGGTTC